ACCGGTCTGTGCGAACTGCCATTGCGCAGATGCCGATAGCGAAGAGTAGATAGATGTGACTGAATGCGTGCCTGACCCCGCGCTCGACGTATTGATCATGGTACCCCCAGCCGTCGCAGAGAACTTGAATGAAGCGCCGGACAGGCTGGTGGCACTGACATAATAGGTCGTTCCGGCGCTAATCCCGGTTGGTAGCGCGCCCGTGGTCGAGAATACGATCGGATCATTTGCCGCGAAACTATTGGCGTAAGTGACGACGGCTGGACTGGCGTTCGAGATAGACGCCACAGCAGCCGGAAGGCTGACATTTTTCCAACTGAAATCGGTGTTGTTGAGCTGGTAGAGCCGGTCAGACGTACCCGCAAAGGTGATGACCGTGCCATCAGATTTCAGGGCATAGAAGGCACCCCGATCGGCTGCGGGCAGTGTGCCAGTGTAAGCTGAGAAACTAGGAAATGGACCATAGCCGTCGCCGCGCGGCACGACGTTCAGGATGCTGTGGACGCTGGTGCCTTCGTAGTCGCTAGTATCCGGGCGGAAGTCACCATATTGCAGTAGCGGCATTGTCTATATCGCCGCCCCGTTCACGATATTGATATTGTAAATTGACCCGTTGAAGTTTCCCGCGCCTCCATTAAGCCTGCCTATCTCTGCGGTTGCCGGCGCGGCCCATGAGGTCGTATCGGTGAAAGGCTGGCCATCCTGCTGTTCGTTGACGTGCAGCGTGCAAACTCCGCTTTTGCGCCGCAGCTTGAAGGTCATGGGGACACCCGTGTTGATCGGAGCGTGGCCGCCGAAGATCTGAGAAATCTGCTCGCGCAAGATGATCAAGGCGCCGCTGGTCGGATCGATCCCGATGCCGAGCGTGTAGCCAACCCCGCCGCCGAACGAAATGATACGACGCTGTGTCCCGCCATGCATGGATTTGTCGGTCGTCGATACCTTTCCCTCTACGGTGAAATCCCCAGGCATCGCCATCGCGCTGTCGCTACCATTGAAGGTGAGGTAGCCCGAGCTGCCGTTGAAGAGACAGCCGCCATCGGACTGAAGCGCGGCGGCGCCCATCGCCGTGACGGTGCGTCCCGTGGACGACGAGTCGTTGAGATTGCTGCCGAAGTACATCAGGAATGCGGACTGTCCCGTACACTTCACAGGCCATGACGACGGTAGCGCCGAGCTGCTCGGAACGTCGTAGCTCAGGAGTTGCAGAATCACGCCAGCCCCGTTGAGGCCATTACTGAAGTTTCCGCGCATCTGCCAAAAGAAGTTTCCCCAGCTCCCGTCAGACAGGACCATGTTTGGAAATTCGATCGTCTTTCCTACGCTCTCGGGAAGCGATGCGACAGGAAACATAACACCATTCGAGAACGCCTCGGTGCCGAAGGTATCTATGATCTCTGTACCTTCAAACCCTGGTAGGGATGCCAACAAACTGACGTCGACGACGCCGGCTGAACCGGTCACGGATCGAAGCAGATTGCAAGAAACCCTGAACTTGGTTGCCTCCTGTGGGATCAGCGAATAGCCACCTCGGTTGCTCAGGTTGATGCGCTGCGGATAACTTCCAAGCCCATCCGATGTGAGATCGTAGCTTGTAACGCCTCGCCAAGGCTGGAGTGTGTTGATGAGACCTTGGGCCTGGGAAAAGTAGACCGTCTTCGCTCCGGCAGAAGCCTCGATCAAAGCAGCCTTCGATTTTACAATATAAGGTGATGAGAATAAAGCAGCAGATCCAGCGATAAGATTTCTTCGTGACATAAAGTTCATAAATAATTTCTCATTGATTGCAAAACTCCTGAATGTAGATAAGGCCTGTAGTTCCTGCTCCACCAGCGGCTGCACCAGTTGCGTTGTAGGTTGCCCCGCCGCTTCCGGCCCCGCCGTAAAGACTACCAGCCGTCCCGGTAGTGGATGTGGACACCAGCAACCCAGCAGATCCATATCCATGCGAAAGACCTGACGAGCCACCTGCACCGCTCGGAATGAAGACGCCGGTGGTACCGCTTGTTGTGCCCGATTGGCCTGTCTGTCCGGATATAAGAAGATCGCCTACGCCACTAGCTCGGTTTCCGCCGGCTCCCCCGGCGGGAAGAGACGAGCCTGAGTTGCCTGTGCCACCGCCCCCACCGAGAGCCGAGCAAAGCGCGCCCAAGCTAGTCGTACCGCCCGTACCGCCCGCATTATTACCTGACGTGCCTGCCGCGCCGGCCGCCCCGATGGTGACCACCTGAGAGCCGCCCACAGATGCGGCCGTGAGAGTTATGCGAGAATAACCGCCACCGCCACCGCCGCCGCCGGCTGCATATGCATTAGCTGCGGTCGTCGCGGTACCTCCGCCGCCGCCGCCCGCTCCTACACATTCGACAATGCAATAAAGCAGCCCCGTGCTAGGCGTATAAGTTCCGGAAGCTGTGAAGACCTGCTTCTTGACAGTTACGACAGCTCCACCTGAGCTATTCGTTCCACCGTTAGCGATTGGAAGAACTCCGGTCACTGCCGTGGTAAGAGGAAGTCCCGTCAGATTCGTTGCAGTACCTGACGAAGGCGTTCCTAATACCCCGCCATTGACAACAAATGCCCCAGCGCTTCCTACGTTAACAGCAAGTGCTGTCACTACGTTGGCACCCACATTTGCGAGCTGTCCGACAGGAAACCCTGTGGTGTTAGTCAAAGTGCCGGATGATGGTGTTCCAATAGCCCCATTGAAAGTAACTGGAGCACCGGCCGATCCAACGTTAATCGCAAGTGCGGTTGCAACGCCCGTTCCGAGCCCCGTAATACTGCCAACTGCTGGCGTTACGGTGCTTTCTGAAGCGGCCGTCGCAAGACCCTTGGCGTTGAACGTTACCGTGACTGATTTTGTGGTGCTCCCAAAGGCACCGACATTTCCGTTAACTGTGGCAAGAGTAGTAGCAACAGCTCCGGCAGTTGTCGTAATATCTCCAGTTAGTGCCGGCATGCGGGCCGCAGGAACAGTCCCGCTCGTTAGGTTAGAAGCGTTCGTGGTATCTACGTTGGCGACATTCTCGAGTCCCGTTACCGTATGGGAAGCATCCCATTTAGGCCCGTCAACCAAGACAGCCGGATTGGCCGCCGCTCCCGTCAGAGAGGCGTGTTTAATTGTGACGGTTGCCATCAGGTTTCCAAGGTCCATGCTTGGGCGGGATCAGATTTATCGGCCCACACTCCAGCGGGAGTTCCTGTGTCAAAAATGGGATTGTTATCGAACACAGCAGGGTCAAAAACGCGCACTGCCATTTGCTCGGCTGTCCACGTTTCGGACTGTTGTGTTGCCGGTGTCCATGTTGTCACGGTGTCTGGCTTGATGTACGCACTGTGAGAGGGGATGAGTTGAACGTCGAAGTCAGTCCTAGCGTATTGAGATCATCCAGCACGGTCTTGAAGCCTGTCGCCCAGAGCTGAACGCGCTCATCATCCTTCAGGTAAGGCGCGGATTCCATGAGCGCGCCATACAAGTAGATGTCAGGCGCCAAAGTCAGTAGCCAGTTGGTAGAGTTGGTCGCCAGCGCAGGAATATTCTGGCGATAGATCATCTCGATCGTGTAGTTTTGATCCGGGGTCGGGCCGAGTTCGATCTCGCTTCCGGTAATCGTAAAATAGCGCGGTTGGTTGGGGACATTCGACGATGAAAAGCGGAACTCATCCATCTGCGTGCCGGACCGATACTCCAGGCACGGTTTCCCGGTCACTGATGACAGCCTGATCCGCCGCATTGACTGAAAATCGCTCGGTAGTGAGATGAACTCAGGTTCGGTCGTGGTGATATCGATCGGCGTCGTCGAACGTTGTTCCATCTGGCGCGTGAACAAAGTTCTGTTGAGCTTGGATTCCGTCAACTGGATAAAGCCTGGAATGGCAGCCGTGAGCTGCGTGTCTTGATCACGTTTCAGGTAATCCACGAGCGCGGTCTGCAGGTTGGTGTAGGTGGTGATCAGGGTCACTTGGACCAGCCCGTTTGAAGCGGCGCCTTGTCAACGCGCAAAAAGGCCCATTCCGGGTCTTGCAGCTTCTTGTCCACGATAGCGTCAAATTCCTTCGAGAACGGGCGCAGCGTCGTGTTGCCCTTGGCGTGTTCCTCATCCAACCAGCGGATATAGATCACGTTCGGAATGCGTGCGATATGACGGCCCCAGTCGCTGCGTTGCTCATCGCGGCGCGCTTCGCGGTTCCAGTCGAGAATTGGCTCGACATCCTGAATATGCTCGACAGCGAGGTCTTCACCGTTGCTGTCGAGATGGAATTTGACTTGGTTATCCATCAGGACATTTCCGTTACCCAGAGTGTGCCAGCCGTAGCAGTAAGGAGGCCGCCGGAAGCCTTGAGTGCAGCGATACGTTGCCCAGGCGTGACGGTGACGACCGTTTCCCAATTCGCCGGCAAGAACGGATCGGCGGAGGTTGCGGTCTGCGCGCCATCGCCAATCCTGAAATTGCAAGCGGAGTTGGAAACGAGGCGCACCCAATAGGTTTCGGTGCCAAATGCATTCGTAGCCACTGTCGTCGCGTCG